ATGGTTTAACAATATCCCAAACTATGTTAGGCATTGGTTGTGCTTGATTATATTTATCGATATCCATCCTTAATGATCCAGCATCCAATCTTTTAAATCCTATTGTGTCGCTCTCTGAAATGCGATTTTTTTGAGAAAGAAAATACGCATAGTAGGAGGTTGCTTCCAAGAGCCATACTGGGTATGTGTCATCATCAATGGCATAGCCATCAATATCGGTGGCTCCTGTGCGAGGCCATCTTAAAGACTGGGCATCGATTTTTTTTGTACCGACCCAAGAAACCTGTGTGTCTAAAAGGAAAGTGGCATTGATTAAACACGCCTCAGCATTAGCTGTCGATAAGGAGGCAAACGTGGCATAAATATGTATGTTAGACTCCAATATCGGTAGACAGGAAGCTCTTGTGCAATATGAATTCGAACTTGCTCCTGCAACCGTATTTACTAATGTAAGGGCCATAACCATTCTCCTTTAAACAATTCTCCATAATTCAAATCTAGCATTTTTAATATAAGAAGTACCACCAACGGGAGCGCTGAAATCCATATCAAATGTATGCACCCCTGTTAATGAGATTAAATCAAAGCCAGAGAATACAAGCCTATCTATCGTGTCTTTAGGCTCTTTACAGAAGTTGGCTATTAGAACAGCATCGTTTTGTTCTATATTAATATTAACATTATCAATAACGCTACTCTGCCAACATTCACAATAATATCCAAGTCTATAAGTACCGGCTGGCAAGTTAGTGGTTGTTAACCTTAATTTTTGCACAAGTGTTACTGTATCATTGGTATCTTCAGCATCATCCCTGGATGGGTGATCGTTAATGGAGCACCATCAACTCCACCAGTTATCGGTTTAATAGTTGGAATTATACCACCAGTACCTACAGGTGATTTTACCATAACGAAAACCCCACTCACATGAATTCTATAATATTACTTCCTAATAATCTTAGGACTTATTTTCCGTTCCGGTTTCTTAGCAATAGGTGTTGGCACAGCAACTGGTTTCTTATCTGCAACAGTTGGGATTACTGCTGGTTTTGCCTTTGGCACAACGGGCTTTTCAACAGGCTTTTCATAAGTAAAAGCACCACCTGCAATATATTCTTTTAGATCAATGGCATGTGCCACTTCTACGGGTTTACCAGTAGCTTTATTATAAATGGTTGTCATTGGTTTTACCTCCGTGAATTTAAGTTAACAACTTTTAATGGTTCAACGACTGGGATTTCCCAATCCGTTTTAGTCAATCCAAAAGATTTAAAAACTTGGGCGACATCAGATCTGATACCATTAGCAAAATCAGAATTTGCGGTGTTTAATTTTTCAGATAATTGATCCAACATAAAACATCCTTGTTGGAACATACCCATAGATAAATGAAACATACAATAAGAAGCAGACTCCGGAGAATTTGCATACGTGAATCTATTACCACTAGCTACTGGGTTATTTTGACATTTCTCATAGGCATTTAGATAACCCTTGGCACCTTTTGCCATGAGATCCGGATCTTGCACCCACACACCATATTCAGTGAGGCACATTAATAGATCTAAATCATCAGGATATTTTTTCAATCCAGCCAACAACCATTCACGAGACTTCTCTTTGTTCATTGATTTTCTATAGGCAGAAACTGCGGTACAGTATATAGAACCATTAAATTCAACCCCTGTCTCAGCAGAAGTTTTGGAGTACAATTCTATATATTTTATGGCCTTGTCAAATTCGCTATATGCAGTATAAGACTGCACAAGATAAAACATGGCGGCTACATCTTGTGGATCTTTTTCTAATCTTTTCAATAACAGGCCTTCAGTCCTTGCACGTTTCTCTGCCTGCTTCTCTGGAGTTAGATCATAGCCATAATGTTTTATATTAACAAGTGGGCATATTACAGCATCAGGACGCCCCTTAATGATACGAGGAGCGTTATGCACTATACCCTCATACTTAACGGCACCCTTCCTAAATAAACGCACTGTATTGAATTTCATGGCCTGCATCCCTTTTTGAATATCTTGCAGGGAAACCGCAGCAGACATGCAATCATCAGGCAATTTTGAAAGCCATACCTTTAGTGCATCTGGAGATGTGTTAGCTAAAAATAATTCTTCATCAGCGTCTACAATAAATATCCAATCACCTGTGGAGTAGGATATAGATTGATTTCTATGTTTAGAAAAATCATCTTCCCATGGACGCTCAAATACCTTGGCCCCAACAGATTTTACCACATTAATGGTATCATCTGTGGAGCCTGTATCAACAACAATTAATTCGTCAGCTATACTTTTTAATGATGGTAGGCATCTCTTTAGATTTGCCTCTTCATTTTTCACCATCATGCAAATGGATAGCGTGACTGGTTTTCGCCCCGAATTCCCCATCACGCTTCTCCATTTTTTAGCTGATCATTTTACTCAAGTAACATTCATATTCAATACCAGTTCCAACTGAAGCACTACAGGTAATATAATGACGGAGATACCTATAAACAGTGCTATCAAAATCATTTGAAAATGGTACAATATACCGACCAACGCCACTGTCAACGTCTCTGGTGATCTGAGTGGCATCACCAAGTTCGACAATTGCAAGATCAGTAAGGGAAGCAAAAGTACTGGTTTTCCCACCCTGAATGTGCATCGTATACTTATCACCTGCTTTACTAGGATCAAGGGAGTATACATTGATTACCGCATCACCTCTGGTAGCACCGCCACCAGTATCATAGGATTTATCAGTGCCGAGAGGATCTTCGCCTGTCATAGAAGTTGCCACTGTGCCTTTTGCCTTCAATATCAAAAGATCATCTACAATTCGACCTCTGGAACTTTTCAGAAATTCTTGCGTAGCCATTTTTATACCTCGCTATATTATAGTTTATCGTTAAAAATCTAAAGCCAAAGGTCGCTTACGCTGTTACAGCAGCATCAAGAATACCATAAAGTCTGGCCGCTGCTCTTGCACGTAAAATCGCAAGGGTGATGTACCATTCGATACGAGTCCTGTAAACAGGCTTGGTATCAATTTCACCCATATCCCTAACATCCATATCGCCATTCTGCAATCCAACAACACCATTCTCAGCAAAGGACAAGCAGTAAATAGATGTGGAAAGAGCAGTCGTACCATTGCTACTGAGCTCCGTGAAAGGCATAACATCATTATACTCATTATCCTTATCAACGATCAGGATAGGCAGATCGTTATATCTGGTAACCCTACGCCCAAATGCATCAAGCTCATAGGTGATATAACCACCAACAGTATTCAACCTTGCTGCAGCAGACAATCTACGCCGCATGGTTTTATTCATAAGCAGATGAGTAGGTTCATCAACCTCATCTATCAGTTTATCCAAATAGGTCAACTCAAGATTATCACCACCACCAGTTGATCCGGCAACGATCTTTTGATCACCAATACAACGTGCCTGCAATCCATCGAACTCTTTGGGGGTGGATTCAACATCACCCTTGACTATAGTTTTGGACATAGCAAGGCTCAATGCCTTAATCTTCATTGCTTCTTGTGAACCACGCTGATCAGCATTCCCTGTTTTGATAAGGAACACGTCAACATCAAGATCCCCACCAGCAACGGCCAGAGATTCAGTCACTCTATCTACGGTACCAGAACCTTCACTATACGCCTCATTCAGCGCACGAAAGCCAGCAGAGGGAAGGGTTTGCTCACGGTTAAAGTTCATTGAATTACCTGAGATGTTCTCAAAAGGTAAATACTGCATGATATCTGAACCTTTTGCATATAGTTCCATTACAGTAGCCTTGAGAGTCTCATCTCGCCCAAGTGCGAGTTTTGCAGATTCGATCAATGATAATGCCATTTTCTAATACCTCCAAAATAAATAAAAGTTAATATCGCTATCGTTAAAAGCTCTTCCGAGCATATCTCTCAAGCTACCGTACTTTTTCCAAAACTACGTTAGCGCCGCAATGCATTCAATCGTTCTGCCGGTCCCATTGCTGCCAAGGCTCTAAGTTTTGCTTTCTTCGTACTACCAACATCCTTATTACCACCAGCACCAGAACCACCTGAATGCGATCTTAGAATACTATCCTTTTGAGGATACTCATTAATAATGAGTTCAATCGCCTCTTCAGGGGAAGCATACTCTCCAGGATTAGCTTTACTGAAGATCTTTTCACTGGATCTATCGAGAGCAAATACTTTCACATTTGTACCGTCCTCTTCAACCTGGAAAAATCTACCAAAACTATCGTATGCAATATCAGGTGTAAGTACAGTTTGATCCTTAATAAATTCGCTTCTATCAAAAGCACCACGTATTAACAAATTTCTAATAACCTGGTCCTTCTGAGTTAAAGAGTTTTGAAAACCAGAAACCTTCTGCTCATATACAGTGTCAATATCTTTAATTTTTGATTTGTAGGATTCCGCAACACCAGCTTTAACCCGATCAATCTCAATATTCTTGTCTTTGTCCAAATCATCAAGATTGGCAACTACGTTAATAGCTTTTTTCGCTTTCTCTGGATCAAGATCGCCAAAAGCCTGCAATCGTTCAAGGAGCTCTACAGGATCTGCTTCACCAAAAGGTTCTAACTTAGTTTGCAATACCTGGCGCTCCTCACGATACTTCTTGGCCTCTGCCTGTAACGCAGGGATCTTTGAATACAAATGAATAGCATCCAATCCAAATTCTTTTTCATCTTCATCATCAAAAACGATGGGGTTGTTATTATCATCAACTGCTATACCAACATTATCTTCCAAATACTTATAAGCTAGTGCCATTACGAAACTCCTCTGCCTTTCCAGGCGATTAAAAACTTAATACCATCCAACATATATTCCAATATGTGTTGGCGCTATTTACCAAAAACAAAAAATTTATTGACTACCTCCTTCCACATGATCAGAAAACCATTGACAATTTATGTGCTAACATATTATGGTATTTCATATCAGGTAACCATACATTTTTGGGGATGTCAAGAACTTTTTTTGGCTCTTGAAATTAATTTTTAGTAGAACTGTTTACGGGGTAATTTAAAATGCCACAAATACCAAAGGAATTGAAAGGTAA